TCGATTGCGCCGAAGCTGTATCGCGTGGCCTTTGGGTCCACGAGGTTAATCGTTCGACCAACACAGAGCATCATGCGGTCGATGCCATGCGCCTCGCTGGTGACCTGGACGCGCTGCAAGTAATCAATCTGTTGAACAGTCGCGTCTGCGTAGTGCAAGTCCGTAGCGCTTACGGTGATGGAATCAGAGAGCTTACCCGCGGTAAGGTCGGCCACTGCTTTGTCCGCGAGTGCCTGTGGCTGGCTTAGATGGTCATACTCCATCAGCTTCTCGATAATGCCGTAACGCTCAGCCATCGCGGTATCTACAACCGCATCGCCGACAATGTCATAGCCACCGCCAACGTAAGCGTGTTCATCGTCGATGGTTACGTCCTTCTCGTCTTCACCCTCGCCGGTCTTTCCCACAGGGACGATGGCCGTGTAGATGTCCTTACCGTCCGCGCCGGTGTTTAGATCAAGAAGGTTCTGGCCAAGCTCTACAGACTGAGCGGCTTCGCTCGAGCCGTCCGCGTTCAACCAATCGAGGTAGTTATCCTCGCCCACATAGCGAACATGGAAATAACCACCACAGAGCTTCGTGAGCTTCTCGCGCATTTCCTTCAGTGTGGTCGGACGAGTTCCTGTACCACGCTGAAGCGCGCCGAAGTTAACGCCTGCGTTAATGCCTACCTTGAATTTCTCGCATCGGTTGGACACGCGCGAGTTGTGTTGCTCGATGAACCACTCGAACAGCTCGCCAGCTTTTGCGGGAGCGTTAATCTCGCAGTCAATCTCGTCGGTGTCGTATGTCTTATATGGGCGGACGGTGGTGTCATTGAGGTACGCCATAGCCCCTTCGCAGGTGACGTCAATAGATCCATTCATGGACATCGACACTTTACGAATACGACCACGAAAAAGAATCTTCTGTGTCTCGTGCTCCGTGAGCTCAATCTCGCGCTCGGTGTTCATAACCGATTCACGATTAAACGCGCGCCAGAGTGGGTGTGTTGGCTGCACGGTAAAAGAAAGAGTCGGAGATTGCTCCGACTCTTCTACAAGCTTACCGGCTGAGATTTGCACGCCTTCCTCACGCGGATCATGAATGACGTTTCCCGCATAAGTCAGCACATACATTTACGCCACCCTCTCCCACATATAAACCGCACGATATGGTGGCATATTGTTATGTGGCTGTCCGCCGCCTACCGCGTCAACTTGGAAGCGGTAGTTTGTGTATGTGTCAGCTGAGCGAGCCGTCCACTGAGTACCGCCGCCGTTATCCGTGCCGTAGTGCATCGAGGTGTCGTGGCTGTGGCTTGGCATCTCGTTAATGGTCAGCGTATGAGTATCCTCGCCGCCCGTTGAACCGGCTGGGAACTTCTGCGACTGTGCTAACAGGAATACGCCATTGAGTGCCTGCCATGTACCACCAAGAAACGTTGATGGGTCGGTTGGCTTGGTGCTCTGATAAATTGCGCCCACTGGAAACATTGCATCCAGGAGGTCGAAGTTCTTGGCGAGGTCCTTAATAGTCTGAACAGTCTCGTCCGTGACGTCAGGCTTCGTGAGACCCAGCCTTGGAGTCTTTGTGCTCATTAAATATCCTTCCAATCGAAGTCGAGCGTAACTGTTGTGTTGTTGTGCGTCTCTGCGTCATCGACGTATGCATGCTCTCGCCATGTTCCGCGCATGTCCTGCCACTTCTTGCCGGCGAGGCTGGACCACTTCAGACCCTTGAGCCTGTTCTTTCCAGCGCGACCGACGTACGCCAGGCTTGTGCCGTCGAGCTGCTCCCACGTAAGCCCCGCATAATCGCGCCAGATGGCCGTTCCGTAGTCCGGCGTGGTATTCACGGTTACGCGGTTCTTTCCGTTGTGCAGCTCTAAGTCGCGGTTTATCCACACGCCTGGCTGAAGGTCAACAGTTCGTCCGTTGATGTTGACCATGGCGCGCGTCTGGCATGTGATGGTCGGAACCACAGCATGCGCGGGGCCGTCGATGATGTAGGTCTTGCCAAGTTCACCGTCAAGCTCGTAGTGCATGACACCGCGCGACTTGTATGGATCTGCAGTGATTGTTAGCTTGATGGCCGCTGTCTCATCGTAGAGCGTCTGAGAGGTGACCTCGAAGCGTCCTGTGTAGGTATAACCCTCGTCCCAGGACAGCGTGAACTCTAGGCGCCTACCGTGGAGCATGTTACGCAGTGCGGTCAGCGTCGTCTCAACGCTTGCCCAGTCGTGCGTGTCGAGCGGCGAGAGTGTGATAGTGATTGTTCGCTTGTCGAACACCGGAGCGCCTGTCAGCCACTCAGACAAGTCCAGCACGCCATCGCGTCCAGGAATAGACACCGTAGACGTTCTGGTGGCTGGTGGCTTGTCTGTGTAGTTCGTGACCGCTAGGCGGTAGGTGGCGCAGAGCGGCACTCCATCAACCACAACTTCGTATGTGTCTGTTAGTTCCGTCATCTGTTTGCCACCACCTTATATTCTCCGAGGTTTGAATCCACGTACGGCGAGACGATTGAACCGACCGTCTGGCCATCCATCACAACGCGCATATTGCGCACATCTTCACGCAGTCCTGAAATCTCGCTAATCAGCTCGTCGTCACTCTTAGAGTTGTTCACGGCGTCGCTGATGTAGCCTGTGAGCGTGCTGATTGGTGCGACTGCTTCAGGTCCCGCTTCTCCGCCAATCATGGCCTTGTTTCCGTTCATGCCGAACATGGTCGGATTCATCAGAACACCGCCGTCGGCGTACCACTCAATGCCCAGGCTTGGGACTGATGGTGGCGCGAGCGAGAATGTGCCGGAAATGCTGAAGTGCGGAAGCTTAATCTTTGGGAACTCAAGATGTAGACCACGGAAGAATCCTGCAATGGCATCTAGTGCTCCGGATACGGTGTTCTTGGCGTCGCCCATGACGTTGCTAATCGTGCTCGCGATACCGTGGAAGACGTTGCCCACTGTGGTAGAAATACCGTTAAACACTGCCTGGAACGTTCCGGCGATTCCGTTGACAATGCCGGACAGAGCAGACGAAAGACCGTTCACGATGCTCGTGACGGTTGTGCTCATGCCCTGGAACACTGTCTGCGCGCCATTGGCGGCCATCTGCCAGTTGCCTGTGAAGATACCAACAAACACGCCGATAACCGTCTGAATCACGCCGACCGTGGTCTGAATGATGCCGGAGATTGTTCCCATAACCGTCATGACGATGCCGCCGACAACCTCAAACGCCGCACCAAATACCACGGACACGATTGTGGCCACTGTGGTAAATGCCACGCCCAAGTTCTGCAGGACTGTGTCAACAAGTGGCTGGCAAGCTGCAGCGAACTGAGAAATGGCGTCTCGTGCTGTTTCAATGTATGGCGATAGAGTTTCAAACGCTCCGCCAACAGCTTCACCGAACCCGCTGAACGCTTCAACGATAAGACCCGCGCCCGTGCTTAGTCCGTCAAGTGCAGGCTGCAGGATACTCATGACAAAGTCGGCCACCGGCTGCATGGACTGAAGCCACGCGTCAAATCCTCCACCAGTAGACAAGTTTGTGATTGCGTCCGCGAGTTGCTTGATTAGATCCGCAGCGCCATTGACGACAACCGCAAACGCTCCGCCCAACACCTCAACGATTGAGTTCAGCACCGGAACGATGGCATCTATTGCAGCGCCAAAGATTGGCCCCAGGGCGTTACCAAGCTCACCAAGCGCGCCCATAAGATTGCCAAGCGCTTCTTGCAGTGGTGGAGACACCGCAACCAGTCCAGCGAACGCGGCGATGGCGATTCCAACGGGACCACCCAACGCGCTAAGTAAGCCAGACAAAGGTCCGAGCAAAGCACTAAGCACTGGGATATTGGCGATAACCGGAGCAAGACCGCTGAGAGCCATGGCCGAGAAAGCCGCGGCGATAGGAGCCACAAACGTCGGAATGTTTCCGAGTTGCTTGCCCATGGCATCAATAGCCGGTGCTGCTTGTTTGAACGCATCAACCAACACCTGAATGGCTTGCGTGAAGATTGGAGCGGTCAGACGCGACAGAGCCGCGCGAACGTTAGCGAATGAGCCAGCCAGTGTGTTACCGGATGACAGAGCCGCTTCGCCTAGACCGATACGCATAGCTTCTGAGAATGTATGGAAGTCAATCTGGCCCTTGGAGACCATGTCGGAGACTTCCTTGGACGTCTTGCCAAGATATTCACCCAGAAGCTGCAGAACCGGCACGCCAGAGCTTGAAAGCTGCAGCATATCGTCGCCCATCAGCTTGCCGCGCGATGCGACAGAGCTGAAGATGACGCCGATATCGTTAAACGCTCGACCAGATGCCGCCGCAACGTTCGCGACAGACTTCAGCGTGTTAGTCATATCCTCGCCGGACTTAATGCCGGCCGCAGAAAGCGTTGCTGCGGCCGTTGCTGCATCACCCAGGCCAAACGCCGTACCACGTACTGACTGCGTAGCCGAGTCCATAATGGACTCAATGTCCTGGGCGTCATGGCCAAAGCCAGCAAGCTTCTTTCGTGCGTTGTCGATGTTCAGCGCGCGGTCGATGCCGCCCTGGATGGCCATACCAGCAACCGCAGCAATTCCCGCCTGGCCTACGCCAATAAGCGAGCTCGTGATTTGCTGAGTGTTGGTGCGTACGGCGTTCCAGGCGTTGGTCAGTCCGTTTCTCGCGCTTGTAGCGATGCTATTGAAGATGTTCTGAGCCCGCGACCTAAGCTCTGCAAACGATGACTGCACGCTGCCAGACGCGTCGCCCATGCTGTGATCCATAGAGCGTGATACTTCCTGCGCCTTGTTCTGGATCTGA